TCAGACCTGATTGCAGGCCATGTTTGGTCAACTGGCACGGCAGGCTCTCTTAATGTTGATCGGGTATGGCCCAACGGCAGCGACGAGATTACCGGACTGGCTGCCCACAATGGATTCTTGATCATTTATGGCAAACGTCAAATTCTGGTCTATGCCAATGCCACCACTCCAGCAACAATGGTGTTAAGTGATGCTATTGGTGGAATTGGTTGCATTGCCCGTGACAGCATTGCCAACAGCGGCAAAGATGTGCTTTTCTTGTCAAATTCTGGCGTTAGGTCATTGGCAAGAACCATTACCGAAAAATCATCACCACTTGGTGACTTGTCTAAAAATGTCAGAAACGATTTGATTGACTACGTTAACAGCGAAAATACAACAAATATTAAAGCGATCTACAACGAAAAGCAAGCGTTTTACCTATTGACAATGCCAATATCCAACGTCACTCTATGTTTTGACACTAGGACGCAGCTTCAAGACGGTTCATTTAGGGTGACAACTTGGGATTCAATTGAACCAACTGCCCTGCTATCAAGACGCAACGGGGATTTGTATATCGGGAAAACTGGCTATATTGGGAAGTATGAACTGTATTTAGACGACACTGACCAATATAGATTTCAATATTACACTAACAACGCTGATCTCGGAAATGTAAACGTCACTTCAATTCTTAAAAAAATTAAAGCTGTATTGATTGGTGGAACAAACCAGTACGTTACCATTAAGTGGGGATTTGACTTCAGCACAAACTATAACTCTGCCAATGTTCTAATCCCAGCGCAAGGCATAAGCGAATATGGCATAGCGGAATATGGTGCAAATGCAACAACCGTGGCAACTTACAATGGCGGTGTTGCTCTCCAAGAACTTTCAATACCTGCGTCAGGTCAGGGTAAAATTGTACAAACAGGTTACGAGGCCAACATTAACGGTTCTGCTCTCTCAATCCAAAAAATTGAGATTCAATTCAAGGATGGAAAAATAGCATGAGCAATTACGTTCAATCAACAAACTTTGCAACCAAAGATGCTCTGACATCTGGCAATCCGCTAAAAATTGTCAAAGGTACTGAGATCAATGTTGAATTTACAGCTATTGCCGTAGCGGTAGCAACCAAAGCAGATTTGGCAAGCCCAGTGCTGGTGACCCCAGACATTGGTACGCCCTCTGCTGGAGTGCTTACATACGCAACTGGCTTGCCGCTTACCACTGGTGTGACGGGTACGCTACCCAACACAAAAGGTGGAACAGGTCAGAGTTCAGCGTTTACCCAATACGGCTTAACCTATGCAAGTTCAACAACCGTTTTGGCGACTACTGCAGCTGGTACGGCAACTACAGTTCTTCACGGAAATGCCGCAGGCGCTCCAACATTTGGTGCGGTATCTTTGACTGCTGATGTGTCTGGCACTTTGCCCGTAGCCAACGGTGGTACGGGAGCAACCACCCTTACCGCCAACAATGTGATTCTGGGCAACGGCACATCAGCACCAACCTTTGTAGCGCCGGGTCCATCTAACAATGTGCTGACAAGCAATGGGACAACATGGACCAGTGTTGCGCCAACAGCATTTACATACCCAGGTGCTGGCATGGCAGTATCGACAGGCACGGGTTGGACTACAAGTAAAGCAACCCCGACAGGTGTGGTGGTTGGTGACACAGACACCCAGACGTTATCCAACAAAACTTTTGTCGCCCCTGTCCTTGGCACACCTGCGTCAGGCGATTTATCAAACTGCACGTTCCCTGTATTAAATCAAAGTACAACGGGCAATGCTGCAACAGTCACAAATGGTGTTTACACAACAAGCGCTCAAATCATAAACGGTGTTAAAGATTTTTACGCCCAAACTAGATTTTACGGCACTGGCGTTGGCAACTATTCTGATCGCACTGTTTTGCTTGAATCTAGCGCAAATTATCCCGGTATTGGTTTTCATGCTTCCGGTGTCGGTCAGGCAGGTATTTTGTTATTTGATGGTGGGACTGGGCAATACTTCAAACTTAGAAATTATTTAGATTCAGCTTTTCTCCCTCTTGCCGCATCTAATATGTTTGGCTATGCCCAAAGTGTTGTAGCTTATTATCAGGCGGGCGCTCTTGTTTTGGCGGGTCGAGCATCAGCAACAACCTATACTAATTCAACAGGTAAGCCAATTGTGGTTTACGCTGTTGGCACAGGAGTAACAAATATCTTAAGTGCTACTGTTGATGGAAAAGAAATTGCAGCTCAGACCAACCAAAGTTCGGCTGGTTTTGTTTCAGTTTCTTTTGTTGTTCCAGATACTGTTACTTACTCAATTAATTTTCAGGGCGGAATGACTCTCTATGATTGGGTTGAAATAAGATGAAACACTTTAAGACACCTAAAAACGACATTCGCGCTATTGATTCTGATCAAGAGTTCTTGATTGAGTCGGATTGGGTAGAGCTTTCGGATGCTGAGTTGGCGGCTGCACTTGCGCCAACGACTGCTGAAATAAACCAAAGGCGCATCGCAGAATTGAAAAGCAAACTTGCGTCAACAGACTACAAGCTGATGCCCGACTACGACAAGCCCAGTGAGACAATCAAGCAGCAGCGGCAGAGTTGGCGTGAAGAAATCAGGACGCTAAGTGCATGATTACGCACCATTTCAGCGACAAGTTGTACGCCAAAGAGATGCGTATTCCTGCGAACATGGTCATTTTGAAGCACACTCACAGCTTCAGCCACCTAAGTGTGTTGGCGCAGGGCCAGGTAGCGGTTCTGAGAGGACAGGAGATTGATATTGTGAACGCTCCCGCTTGCATTGAGATTCAGGCAGGGCTGACGCATGGCGTCAAGGCGATTACTGATTGTGTTTGGTTTTGTATCCACGCGACTGACGAAAAAAACCCGTCTAAAGTGGATGATGTTTTGATTGGAGTTTGATCATGCCTATTATTGCAGCCGGTATTGGTTTGGCCGGGTCGCTATTTGCTGGAAACTCTGCCGCAAACGCATCCAGACAGCAAGCAGATGCCCAGCGTTATGCTGCTGACAAAGCCGCTGAAGAAGCCAGGTTTCGACCGGTAGGCGTTACCGGAAGTAGGTACGGCACGACCACCAGCCAAATTGACCCTGCAACTGGGCGCGTCACAAGCATGGGTTACTCCCTGACGCCAGAGATGCAAGCCTTTCAGAACAGGTTTCAAACTCTTGCTGGTCAAGGGTTGACTGACGCTGAAAAGGCACGAGGAATGTTTGACCCACTGCGGAAAGCTGGGCAGCAACTCTATGGCATGGGGCAGACTTACCTGGATCAGCCGCAAGACCAACGTATTGGACAGATGGCAAGCGATTACCTTGGCGCGTCAAAGTATGGTGCAGACATTGGCAAGGTTGGCAGTGCTGCTCTAGGCCAGGCAGATGACCCCCGTTTTGCTCAACTTGGTGCAGGCTACTTGCAGCCCTCGCAAGTTTCTGGTGATCTTTCTAGGCTTGGTGGAAACTTAATCAACCAACAGGATGACCAACGTTTTGCCCAGCTAGGTGCAGGCTACTTGCAACCCTCGCAGGGCAGTCAGGCATTGACCCAACTCGGGCAAAGCTACGTTGGCCAAAACCCGCAGGATGTTGAGCAGCAGTACATGAAACGCCAGATGGCGCTGCTGGCTCCAGGGCGTGAGCAGGAGGGCGCAAACCTGCAAAACCAGTTGTTCCAACAGGGCCGAGGTGGTTTGAGCGTTGGTGCTACCAGCACTGGCATGGGCGCAACAACACCAGAACTGCAAGCCATGTACAACGCCAGGGCGCAACAGGACGCCTCCATTGCTGCTGGAGCGCAGCAGGCAGGGCAGCAAAGCGCAGCCTTTGGCGCTGGGTTGTTGAATCAAGGTCAACAGATGGGCATGGCAGGCCAACAGTTTGGCATGGGCGCTATTCAAGCAGGCCAAGGGATGAACCTAGCGCGTCAACAGGCTGGCGCTGGATTTGCAGGCCAAGGCCAACAGATGGGCATGGCTGGTCAACAGTTCGGCATGAACGCTATTCAAGCAGGCCAAGGTCTAAACCAACAACGCCAACAGTTTGGCATAAATGCAATGCAAGCAGGCCAGCAGTACGGCATGGCAGGACAAGGGTTTGGTGCTGACCTGTTGCAAAGGCAGCAGGCGCTTGAGCAGCAGCGGATGCAGTTTGGCACCGGGTTGTTTGGTGCTGGAAGCGGATTGTATGGGCAGTACAACGCAAACGTCACCGGGGCATTGCAGCCCTACAGCAATTACGCTGCACAAGCCTATGGCCTAGAACAGCAAGGCATGGGGCCGCTGGAGATGAGCGCAAATCTAGGCGGCAGGGTTATGCAGGGCGGTCAATATGCTGGAAGGTACGGCTTGGAAGGCGCGACAGCCGCTGCTGCATCACAGCAAAAAGCCGATGCGTACAATCCGTTTAGCACTGCACTTTCTGGTGCTG